GACTTATTATAAAGATGTTTGTATCTAAAGTCAAGTCATTTATTATTTTTATGAACTCATCTGTACCTTGTGTATCTAAACTACTATCAAATACCTCATCAAGGATTAACAAATTAGTGGCTGCACTGTTCTTCATCTTTGCAATAGCTCTCCAGGTAAACAATAATGATAAATCTATTCTCATCTTTTCACCTTCACTGAATGATGCATAAGTAAACTCATCTCTAAATCTAGATTTAATTACCTCATTAAAGTTCTCATCTATTTCAAACTGTACAAAGAAATCCATAGCTGCTAGGTACTTGTTAACAAGTTTATTAATAACTGGAATGTATTGTTTAATAATTCTAGATTTTATTCCTGTATCTCTCAACAGTGTGGTAGCTATAGATATTATTTCTTGGTCATCAGTCTGGGATTGTTTATTGTTTGTTAGTTCAAGCATCTCATGATTCAATTCTTTTATCTTTGCTTGCTCTATGTTAACATCTTCTTTATCTGTCTTGTTAATATCATTTTGCATAGAATCTATAACAGATCGATTAGCGTTTATCTCAGACTTATAATTATTAATGAGTTGGTTTACACCATCTATTTGTTTCCATACTTCCATCATATGATTGACACGAGCTTGCTCTGAGTTTATTTCTTCTTCTAACTTCTGAAAGCCTTCTTCACATTCGCTAATACTATCTTTATTATTTTCAATAGAATGAGATTTAGTTTCTATATCTATTGGTCTGTAGCATGTAGGACAATCATCATGTGTCTCAAAGAATGCTATCTCTTTTTTAAGACGTTTAACTTTATCACCTATCTTACTATCTAAGTTGTTTAGTTTGTTTAACTTCTTTCTTACAGCCTCTTCTTCTTCAACTTCTTTACGTAGAGCTGTTACTTTAGATTCATCATCAGTTAAATTTAACTCCAATATACCATTAGTGTTACTTAGCTTTTCAATAGACATTTTCTTTTCTTGAATAGCTTCATCCTTCTGCTGCATAATTCTTTTAACATATTCACGTTGCATGTTAACTCGTTCTTGAAGTAGAGCTATCTCATTATTTGTATTAGATAAAACTTTTCTATTCTCACTTGCTCTATCTTTTAATAAAGAACCCATGATAGAAAAAATACCTATGTCTAATAAATCTTCTATGACTTCTTTTCTATGATTGGTAGGTAACTGCATGAAAGGAATAAAGCTGGAGCTACCTAACACAACCACTTGACAGAAACTTTTATGGTTAAGTTTCAGTATTTGTTTCTCTAATATTTCTTGGTAATCTTTTGCATGTGCTTCTTGGTTTAATAATATCTCATCTTGATACACTTCAAATATTCTAGGCTTCTGACCTCTACATACTTTATAATTATTTTTACCAATAGTAAAATCAACTTCCACTTCCATATGATTAGTGTTAATAGAGTTGACTAATTGCTGTACTGTTATCTTTCTAAATGGTTTATTATATAACACATATGTTAATGCATCAAGTACTGTTGACTTGCCAGCACCATTCTCTCCAATAATCAAAGACGATTTATTCTCATCTAAATTTAACTCTGTCCAATGATTACCATAAGATAGAAAATTCTTCCATCTAATTTTTTTAAAATATATCATGTTATAGAAAGAGCCTCATCATATAAATTTCTCAATAGGTTTTTTACTTTCTGTTTATCTGAACTAATCTCTAAACCATCTACATACTTGTCTAGGATTGTAACAGTATCTTCTGCTTCATCAACAATTTGTTCGTCGTCTTCTAAGTCTAAGTTTAAATGGTCTTCAACGATCTGCAAGTTTGCTAGATCATTCTTATCTAATCGTTCAATGTAACTATCAAACAAATAAGGATTAGTTTTATTAGTTATAATAACTTTAACAAAACAATTTTTATATTGCTCGAAGTTTAATTTTTCTATATCCTCAAACGTCATATCAGTATCATCATACCATAACTTATAAAACATATTAAGAGGACTTACAATTCTAGTTAACTCTCTTGTTTCAGTATCAAATATATGGAAACCTTTTTCATCATGATAGTCTTGCCAAGTCATCTCATAAGGTGTACCTAAGTAAGTAATATTTCCTTCTGTTGATTTATGATGATAGTGTCCAGAGTATACAGCATCAAACTTATCAAATATTTTATGGTCCATACCCTCATGCATGATATGTCCTCTCATAAACTCAAAGCCTTTTAACTCTAAGTGGGACATAACAATTTGAGCTTTAGTCATCTTTATCATATCCATAGTCTCTTGATGGTTACCCACATTGATCCATGGCAACATAAGGATATCGCAGCCGTCTATTTTTATCTGTGTAGGAGTATCGTATTCTATTATGTTGTTATACTCTTGCAGTAGTAGCTTTACAGAGTTTAACTCATTAGTGTTCTTATATACAGTGTCATGATTGCCAACAATCATGTGCGTAGTTATATTGTTTTCCTTTAAAGGATTAAAAAACATGTCCCTTGCACTCTTTAAAGATGTAAAAGAGATATACTTTCGACGATCAAATGTATCGCCTAGGTCTACTACTGTATCAATGTTATGTTCTTTTATGTACGGAAAGAATACTTCATCATAAAACTTCTTCTGATGTAGTGCCACTTTCTTACTATCATTACGAGCTCCAAAATGGAGGTCTGTCACAAGTGCTATTTTCATTATCTACTTCTCTTTATAAAATGCTTCCACCCCACGTGCTGGTACTGGTTTCTTTTTTAGTTTTGCTTCTCGTTCTTTAGCCTCATAATTAACTACAAAGTCTTTCATATATTCAGTGGGCTCATAGTTATGTGGGTCTGCTATTAAACGTGCTCCATCAATAGGATCTATCCACTCATCAAACGCCATATGATTTTCTATTGCTTTATGTTTAATATATAATTGTTTCTTTTCTTTCTGTATTCTTCTCAAGAAAGCATAGTATATTATTTGAGTGAAGTATGCAAAAGGATTTTTAGATTTCTTTGGATCAAAGTTATTAATATAATTAATACAGTTCTCTATTCCATCACTAACCATCTCTTCTCTAAATGTATAATTTATAAAGTTAGGTTTAGTTGATAATCTATTTGCTATTTTAAGTAAGGCTGCTCCAACCAAATCAGGAATAGGAGGACCTTCTTCACCAGACTCTTCTGCTTCATTAACAGCATCTTTAAATGTAACCATAGTTGCATATAGGAGCTTGTTATCTACATAGTGTACTGGTTGTTTTCTATACACTGCCATCTTAATGTATCGTTGTATTGGCTGGTGATAAAATTAAGTCTCTTAATGTTGAACCGTCTTCACCCTCTTCGTCTAATTTTGTTCTTATACGATCTGTCATCTCTTCTTTAAACTCCTGTTCAGCTTTTTCAGTAAAATCATCAGTATCTACTACATCATACTCTGCATGCTTTTTAAAATACTCATAATGTTTAACTACGTTTTTATTAATGTCACCAGAATATACTAGGACATTTTTCTTATCTATTAATACCTCAGGCTTTTGACTAAACAATAACCAATACGAACAACGTACCATCTCTTGATGTACAGGTGTCATATGTCTATGTATTTGTACTGGTTGTGATACTTTGTATGTGTGCTCATTGTCTTCTATAATTTCAGCAATGATCTCATCACCATTCATTAATTTTAGTACTGCATATTCCATCTCTACTCCTTTAGATCAATTTTATATAACTTATACGGAAACTGTTCTTCATTATACACTTTTAATCTTTCTCCAAAATGTTCTATGGAATAATTTTTCCATCCTTTGTATCTTAAATCATCTACTAGATCAAATAGTCTAGCTTCTTTTTTACCACTAGCTGTTCTAAGTCCTCTTCCTATTGATTGAAGATTACGTACTCGCGACTTACTAGGACTACAGAATACTATGTTATGTAAATTTTTAATGTTGACGCCTGTACTAAATGTTCCATAAGATGCAACTATGATTGCGTCACTTTCTTTCTCAACAATTTGTCTTATGTTATCTCTCTCATCACCCTTGACACCTCCATGTACAAAGAACACAGAACGCTTCTGATCTTTTAACATATTGTACAACACTTTGCCGTGCTTGTCAACAAAATTAAATAATGCTAATGTGTTACCATCTAAACTTGTACATAGATTTTTAATGAATCTATTACGTGCTTCATTTCTAACTATAAAATCTATCTCGTCTTGATACTTAGCTCGTCTTAATAATATTTTAGTCTGATCAGAATACTTTAGTGTAATAATATTTATCTTAAACTTGGATAGGTGTTTGCTTTCAATTAACTCTGCAGTGGTAGTTACTTTTTCAACAGGACCAAACAGTCCTTCAAGTACTAGCTTATGTGTTACTGTACCATCTAATGTTCCTGTGAAACCATATCTCCATGGACACTGTTCTAGCTTTCCCATTATAGTTGATAGAGACTTAGCTTTAAATAAATGAGCTTCATCTCCTATTACTACTTTGAATCTACTAAACCATTTCTTTGGCATCTTATAAATTGATTGCCACGTTGTAATAGTTATCTCACTTCTAGTTTCTTTATCTTCTCCAGCAGTTATTTTATGTACATTATCTTCATAACCATAATCTTTAAAGTCTGAGGTCATCTGATGTACCAAAGCTGTAGTGGGTACTATAATAAGTTTGTTAGCTGGATAGTATCTACTTAACATATAAATAATTAATGATTTACCAGAAGCTGTTGGTGATAGAAGTAAGCATCTTTTGTTTCTTACTGCATGAGCAATAGCTCTTTTCTGATAATCTCTTACTGTAAACTTCTTAGGTAGCCTGACAGACTTAGCAAGATCATCTACTTCTTTCAATGAAAATTCTGCTTGAAGGAATGATGTGTCTTCTTTAATATCTAACGTATAGTTTCTTTGTTTACAGAACTCTTCTATCTTAGGATACAAACCAAAGTATATTTGCTTTGTCATCTGATTAAACAAACGTATCTTACCATCCCAAAATCTATTTTGAACCTGAGGCATAAACCTAGCACCAGGTACAGTGAATGTAAAGTAGTCACTAAGCTCCTGACTTGTACCAGGATCACAATCTATTTTTAAGTATACATCATTTACTTTACTTACAGTCAGCATCTATTACTTTTTCTTTTTTTTGGTCCATTTTATATCACCTATATCATAGTAATACCAGAATGTTTTTATTCCACCTGTATAAACTATCACTCCAAAACAAATTACTATTATTATTAAACCTAGTACTTCAAACATTTTAATCCCTCCCAAAGATTAAATTACTACATGTCCTTTTGTGGTCCACCCTTCCATGGTGTCCATGATGCGTCTGGAGTTTCAGATGGAGGTTCTGTTGTTACTCCATATGGATATGATTTCTCTCCAAAGTTATCTCTAAGAGCTGCTAAGTTTTCTTCTGCAGCTGCTAGCTCTGATACTAGCTTAGCCATATCATCTACCAGTTGTGGATGCTCTCCTATTGCTACAGGATAATTAAATGATAACTCTAATGTTGCTATTGCTTTAGACTTATCAGCTTCAAATCTATCCTCTAGTGCTTTGTAAAATATTTCTCTTACCGACATATTATTCCTCTTTCATTATTGGTTTTTTTTTAATTGCAATTAAATTTGATGCATGCATGCTACCCATGAAAACTTCAGGGTCAAAATGAGTTTTTAAATCATCAGGATAATGGAACCAACCTATCTCATGCCCCTGCTCACCTAGCATATCTATGTATTCTAATAACTTTCTTGATGGCTCATGCTTCTCTGTAATGTCCTCTATGAAATACCAACCACCAGGCTTTAAATATTGCCATAAGTTTATTAGTGTTGCCATCTGACCACTAGCAAAATGATTACCATCATCAAATATAACATCAAAGTATGTGTCATATTTCTTTTGAGGAAAATGTAATCTTAGTACCTCTTCATTAGTAGTGTCACACCAATTTAGATTTATTCTATATGAACCATCCAATGTAAATAATCTTTTTACTTTAGACTCCCATTGAAATAATTTATCTACTCCCTCAACCATACTATTAGGAAAGTAATTTGCCCAAGTAAGTAACCCCATACCTGTCCATATACCTACCTCAAGTACATTCTGTATCTTATATCTATCTGGTCCTAATAGCTTACCATATACTCTATGGTAGTTATGCATGTAAGTACCTCTGTCAACTTTATCATGCCTACCAAAATTTAACTTTAACATTAGTTCATGTAGTTCTTCTACATGCTGATCTGTATAGTCTACATCACAAATCTTAGATGCCGACTTTAAACTTTTCCCAGTCAATCGCATTTTTAATATGAAACCCTCTATTATTAATTGTTCTTATTACACTTTCCAAAAAGTCTATCTTTTCTTTTTGGTATTCTATTTTAAACATATGCTTGATTACATCTTTGTCACTATCAAGATACATATTTAAATCAGACTTCAATACTTTCAATTGAAAAGGTTCCCAATTAAATTCTTTTAGACTCTCGTCTGTTAGATTACCTTGGTAGTAATCCCATTTGTTTCTATGTAATGTTTTATACTCAGCTTCTAACTTCTTTAAAGTTAATCTTTCTTGAGCATAATGCTTATAGTATTTGTAATGTAATTTTGGTATGATGGCAGACGCTTCACCTAGTTCTGTTCTATCAATCTGACTATCATCTTTCCATAAATCAAATAAATCATCAAGCTGCATTTGTAAACCACTCCGGTATCATTCCATGTTTCCAAGTACAGAAATGAGCTTTCTCTACTCTATAATACTCTCTGTAACCTTCTACTGGATCGTCTCTACGTAACTCTGTATTAGTTATGGCTTGTACAAATTCTGTCTGTTCATTAAAAAGAAACGAACAATATTGTAACTGTGCCTCATACATCATAGGTAGCCCATCCATACTATGAAACTTATTGTACCTCTTAGTGTACTCAGTACATAGTGCTCTCATGTGTCTTATTAACCACATACTATTTTGTTTTGATTCTCTAGCCCACAATGTGCAAGGATGTTTTGCATGAGCTTTAGGATAGCCTGGTAGGCCAAATGTTTTTATCACAGGATCATTACTTTCACCTCTATGCTTATCATCATATTGACAATCTAGTACAGCAGATAACATCTGTGCTGATTCTAGTATCATCTTAACTACATGCTTGTCGCACATCATAAATGCTGCAACCTTAGGGTCTCTATCTAATACAAATATATTCATACATACCTCCAGTTATTAATATACTAGATAGTACGTTCTAGGTCAACCGTTTATTCCTACTGATGTGTTAGCTTTACCAGTACTTCCTAAACTATAGATATGATAGAGTTTAAATCTAAAAGAAACTTGAGCTTCTATATAATCTATGTCTGCTACTTTAGTATCAAAATTAATATCTGAAAGTGATGTTGGGAAACAATCTTCAAATGTTACAGTCATGTTTGGTTGAGAAGCTGAATTTAAAATAGTTAATGATGCATCACTTACACCACCTTGTCCTAAAGACCTTCCTGTTCTTTGAACAGTTCTTGGTCCAGTCAAACCTTTCATTCCATCTTTATTATATACTTGCTTGGCTTGATTAAACCCTTCTGGAAATCCTAGGTACTGAAGCCAATTATATAACTCAATAAAGTTCTTCATATCTTCATCTACTTTAAATGATATAGCAAGTTCACCATAAGTGATATGATCACCCGGTGTTGGTATAATATGGAAAGGAGTATTCAAAGGGGTCTCACCTAATTGTACACCAGGCATGTTTACTGACTGCACAAAGTAATTAACAGTAGGTAATTTCTGAATGCTGAAGTTAAATCCTACAGGTGATAGAAAGTTAGTATTGATTGGTTGATTTGATAGTGCTGCCATGATGTCTCCTTACTACTATTTATACACAAAAAAAGGGGGCCGAAGCCCCCCTTGAATAGTATTACTAACTACTTAACTATTACATTAAGTTGCTAACAACCACTTTTCTATAGTACTCATTAGAGTCTGCTGCAAGTGCACCAGTAGCTGCTAGAGCTGTGGTTCCTCTTGCGAAAGGATTTTCTACTACGCCGTAACGAGTTTTGAATCCAATCTTTGGTTGGAAAGTATCTTCTCCAACTGCTCTTACCATTTGTAATGGAACATATGGACAATAGAATAAGCCAGCATCAAAAGCACTTGAGCCTTTGTAACCAACAATCATATAATTGTCTCCAGCATATGGATCTACATACACTCTAGTTCTACCATTAATAACACCTGCGAAAGTGCTACCTGTATCATCTACAGCTAGGTTATTTGAGTTTAGTGCTGGTGTGTAATCAAGAACACCTGCCATTTGTAATGCTGATGCAACATCAGATCTACAAATAACTATGTTACCTTTTCCACGTCTGGTTCCTCTAGCTACAGCATTTGATTCTCTTTCGATAGCAAACATTAAGCCTTTGAATTTCTCAACCATCCAACGACCATTTGAGTCGGTGTCTAGATCGAATTTACCAGCAGTAGTTGTTCCTTCTTGTGCTCCAACTTTAGCAATAGTACCAACAGTTCTAATTAACTCTCGGTTTATTTCAGCTAAAATTTCAGTTGAAAGGATGTTAGCCAATTCAGTTTCAGCATCTAAGCCATGAATTGCTTTTAAGTCTTGTGCTAATTCCATTGTGTATTCAGCTTTTAAAGCACGTGACATTGCTGTTACGGCTATTTTCTCAATGCTGAATGCCATTTCTGGAATTGCGTTAGCAGCACCATCGCCCAAGCGTTCAGCTTGAGTTGTGGTCATACCGGACATAAAATTGTACAATTCTAGATTAGATTTTGATGTATTAAGGTAACCATCTGCAGGTGAATCACCTAAGTTGACTGCCGCATCACCAATTGTTGTATTAGCATGATCGTCTTTGTCTACAGAGAATGCTGTGTTAGATTCATTGTAGAATGTTTCTGTACCTGTTTGTGTTGCATAACGTGAACGCATAGCAAAGATAAGTCCTGTTGGACCTGTCATTGGTTGTACGCCCATGATGTCATAAGCAACTAGGTTAGGCATTGCACGACGTACTAAACTTATTAGTACTGGATCGTATATATCGACTGCGCCTGCAGAAGCTGTACTAGAAGATGCACCCATAGCATTGGCTGGGGATGCCTCAAGTAGGCTCTGTGGAGCAAAAGATGCTTGCTCTTTTAAAGCAATTTCAGTATTTTCAAGAACAGCTGCTGTTACTGAGCGCTTTAAAGGATCTGTTATCGCTGGTAGATCACCGTGCTCTAATATTGGCTGCCACTTCCTGACTAGCTCTTCATTTAATCTCATTTGTTGTCCCTCCTGGGTCTTTTATTAATGTTAATTATTTACGAACACTTCTAGAAATAGCACTTGTATAAGCAGCCATAGAACCAGTAATTTGTGGCTCATCTGAATCTAACTCAACAGGCTCACTGTTAAGGTCGCCTTCAGTTATTGCTGATTTATTAGTAAAGTAATGTTCTTTTAATAAGTCTATCTTAGACTTATATTCGTCATTGCTTTCATATTCAATACCTTCTGAAAGTTTAGATAACTTGTCAACTTGTGTCATAGTTAGACCAGCACATGCTTCAGAAAAAGTTTTATATCTTTCTAATTCATCATTGGCATTTTTACTATCTATGCTTTTGTTAACTTGCTCTTCTAGCTTTCCTTCAAGCTCTTCTTTTTGCTTTTCTAATTCAGCAACAAGATCAACTTTTTCTTCTGGAACAGAAATATAATTTTCTGTGAATAAATCTTTAATCTTGGTCATGAATGTTTCAGCAACTTCGACTTTAAGTGCATTCTCAATTGCAACTTCGTTCTCTTTCATCCACTCTTCAGTGACGTAATCAAGATACTCGTCAACACGATCAGTTAACTCTTTGCGGAATGTTACTTTATCCTCTTCAAGTTTTTCACTGAATTCTTCTTGCATATGGACGTGAAGCTCAACTAATTTAGTATTAACTGTTGCTTCAAATACGGTAGTAGCTTTACTTCTGAAGTCTTCTGATAGGTCATCCCCATCAAAAATTTCACCAACAGCTTCTGCTGCACCAGTTGGGCTCAGCTTTGGCATTGGATCTCTACCAGTTGATTGTGACTTACTTGCTGGTAATTTATTTTTACCATAGCCATTTACTTCACCTGATAGTTTCATTAAAGTGTCTTTACTCATATTGTTCATTTTGCCCATAACTTGTGAAATTAAGCTAGCTTTAGATACAGATGCTTTTTGAGCATCAGCAGGTATACCTGTACCTGTAGATTTGTCAGCAGTTCTTGAAGCGCTTCCAGTACTGTGAGGTTCTGGAACTTCGCTTCCTGGTATTACTGAAGCTAATGCTCCTGTGCCACCATCTGCATCAGCTTTAAACTCTTGCAGTGACTGATCTCTATCTTCGCTGGCTTCTAGCAAATCGCTATCTTGATCATCTGATACGACTTGTTCGATTTTTTCCTTAGCCATCTCTTTGGACTCCTTGTTAAATTTAACGGATGTTATCCTATTATACTATATTTATAATTACAAACTACGCAAAAATTTATTGAACAGTTTAAACTTCTGTTCGTTCAATTTTTTTGCACTTTTTGTTCCAACGGATTTTATTTCGTCTACCACTTGCATACTTCGAAAGCTATTAGATGCTGCGTCGTATACCCATTCCATTCCTTCCATTACACCATTAACAAAAGCGTCAGGTGCTGAAGGATCTGCTACTATGTCTGCAGCAGTTGATAACATAAAATCTGATTGTACTTCTTGAGCTCCATTACGCTCACGTATAGTTCCCATACCTCTGGAACTAACACCAAGCTGTGCTCCTTCATCAATTAGATTCTTCACTATGTTACCATATGGTGTATCTAAAACCTTCGCACGGCCTATGAAATTTGATCCGTCAGGTTTTAATTCTTTTATCATATGTGATACTCTTTCTAAATTAATAGTAGGACCTTGTGGATGTCCAAGTTCACCATATGCTTTATTCTTTTCTATGTATTCTTTATTGTAACGGGCTGATTCTTTAGCAAGTATCTCATTTGGATACACTCTACCATTACGATTTTTAAGACCACCTTGCATAAAGACGCCTTCAATAAAATAATTTTTCTTACCACTCTTCTTATCTTCTTCGAAGATGTACTCAACTGTTTCATTTATCTCTGTAATAAGTTTCATTAATTTTTCCTAAGCGTTAGCTGCACCATGATTAGATGTCTTCTGTAATTCTATTATTGCAGTACTGTTTGCATCTGAGAATATAACATTAATTGATTTGTCATTGTTTGCACTAAGTGCAATACCAGATTCTTTCAAATTCCATTCTAAGGATGCTTCTGAATCAGTTACAAACACAATAGTACTATTGCGTCTAATATGCATTGTACCAGCTCCCGTATACCATATACGAGTAATGTCTGCAGCAGTAACTGTTTCACCACCTGTTGCTAAATTAGCAAGGGTCTTATCCACAGTTGCGGTTCCGCCAGGTTTATAAAGTATTACTATTTTACCACCACCTACTGATAGATGATTTGATAATATTACAGCCGCCATTTCTTATACTCCTACTAAGTTAGTAGCAAATTCAATCATTTTCTTTAGACCTTCTGGTGTCTCAAGTCTCTGTTCAAATTCTTTTTTGTTTGAGTCACTTAATGTCTCATGAATTTGTTTAAGAGATTTGATTTCTTCTACAGAAGCCTCAAGGTCCCATACCATATCTATCTGCACTGCTTCTGTTTGAGCTAGCTTCTTGATAAAGTCTGCTGAGTTTGCTTTCATACCTTTAACTATGTCTTCTTTTTTCTTACTTTCATAAACTTTTTTGTCATCACCATCTTCTGGATCAGCAATACGTTTTTTCTTTTTTTGTTTCTTGCCACTGAATACCTCATCATTGGATCCACCTTTAGGTGTAACAGGGTAATCAGTTTTTTGAATCACATGTTTATCTACAAAATCTTTATCGGCTTGTGCCTTTGGATTTGTGTAATCTGATTCAGACATAATTTGTTTAAGAGTCTTCATTTAATTTATCTCCAATTAATTTACTCAGTGTCTAATGCTTCTTCTTCTTCAGGTGTTAGATCCATACTATCATCTGTGCTGGTACTATTGCCACCTTCTTCAGCACCTGTGCCATGTTCTCCTGTTGGATCACTACCACCAAGCTTAGCTGCAACCTTTGCTCTGATTTCATCAACACCTTTGTTGACTCTATCTCTCATTATATCTCCAAATGCGTCGCCAAATTTAGCAGGTTTACCCACACCGGCGAACTTTATCATACTATTAGTGTCATGTTCAGCCACTTTATTTCTCCGTTATTTATATTTATAAGTTATTATTCCTCGGGCGGACCATCTTCTGTACCTCCGTTAGGAGGACCACCACCTTCCGGCTCATCAGGCATAGCTTCTTTTCCAGACGGTTCAAGGTCTTGATGTATGTCACCAGCTTCTTGTTCTTCAGCTATTTCTGCATCCATCTTTTCTATATCTTCATCTGTCATACGAAGTACGTTTTTCTTAGCCCATCTTTGTGAGAAGTATCTTCCCATATAAGGATCTACATTGTTAAGCATGTTAACACGCTCTTGCATTATTTCATTTTCTTTTAGTTCAGTGAAATGATTATCTTCCATGAAGTCATATCTAACATGGTCTCTTATTTCGCCCCACTCTTCTAAAGTCATAATACCTTTAAGTACTAATTGCTTCTCCATTATTTTATCAAACAATAATGAGAAACGCATACGAGATCTACCAATGAACTTTTGGAACTTTAATTCATCTCTACTAATCTCAGCACTTCTACCAAGAGAGAAACCTGTGTCAGCTTCTAATCTTGATACAGGAACATTCAATGCTCTGTATAATTTCTTTTGGAAGTATTGTACATCATCCATCTCACCAAGATTTTGTCCACCTTGTAAAGTTGTTATCTCTGTACCTCTACCGCCTTCTCTTCTAGGTAACCAATAATCCTCGAGCATAGTCATAAACTTACGATCGTCTCTTACCTCACCAGTCGAAGCATTGTATACTAATCTGTTCTTATGCTTAGCCATCATATCTCTTAGATACTGTTCAGCTTTCATCTTAGGTAGATTACCCACATCAATATAGAACACTCTTCTTTCAGGTGCTCTTGCTATTCTGTAGATCACTGTAGCATCTTCTAGGATACGTAATTGGTTTAATGGTTTGATTGCTTTGTGTAGATGTGACAATACAATTCTATTATCTTCTGACATCATACCAGATGTTATATTAACAATAGCATCCTTAGCTATCTTAACACCTTGCTCACCAGCAGCTGCTGTTGGAGATCCACCAGGGTATCCTGTGAATCCTTTTTCATTAAAAACAAAGTACTCGTTTTTAGTATGTTGTATAGTTACAGCACCTGGTCCAGCTACCGCAGAAGCATTGCCAATTCTTTTCTTATTGACTGTTCTAATCTTTTTAATTTTTCTTGGATCAATATATCGTAGCTCTTGTATGCCTGCTTCCATGTCTTTAGGATCGACAACTGCATGATAGTATAACCTACCATCAATATACCAATGTCTGTAAACTTCATAACCTTTGTTACCAAAGTCTAAAAGTTTTAATGTCTCGTCAAACTGATCACGAAGTACATCTTTTATCTTAGGAGATGTATTCACACTATCTAAATTAAGTGCAACGATCTTATGCTCTTCACCATAAACAATAGTCTCATTGACTATATCATCTATAGCAAGTTCACACTCAGGCTGTAAAGCCATACGTCTGTATCTTGTGATAAGTTCTGATTCTGTTCTGGTTGAGCCTTCAAGATCAACGTAGGTTCCATAAGCACCGCCTTCCGCAACTGCTATGGAACCTTCGTCATCAATGACTGGTGCAAAAGAACCTAAGTCCTCTTCTTTTTTTACACCTTTTCTTTTAAACTCAAATCCAAATAATTCTGCCATTTTATATTCACTTTCTAATTATATAATTAATACTAGTTACCACCAGCGTTACCTGTAAGGCCAGCTACCTCCCAATGATCATATTGGAACGTCACTGTAAACTCTTCTAGAGTATCCGTTGTATTCCAGTCTAGGTCAATAGGGCTCACTTCAGTTGGAAATAAACCGTTAAATGTATAGCTTCTCAATGGAATGCCAGTTTTACCAAAATGAGTAACAGTAGCATTTGCTTTGTAAAGAGCAGGTGCTGCACTACCAAAACTTCTCAAGTTTCCTAGATGAGAATTGATATTGTTTGACCACTCTTCCATTGCATTTCTAATGATCATATCTTCATCATTAATTAATGTAACTGTCCATTCAGCAAAAGTTCTGTCTCCAGCAATCTTTATCTTACGACCAAAGTACGGGACTTCAATCATTCCAAGTGTTGAGGCTGGCATTTGCGCAGCCCTACACATAAATGGAAATTTTA